AGGCAAAACACGATTCTTTCGATACGCAGGAACTATGTCGAAACGGACATTATGCGCCGTCGTATTGACTACTTTGTGCATTACAAGTTTCTGCCAGGTGTTGGTTTTTATGGTTTTGGTCTGACCCATATGATTGGTGGATTGTCTCAAGCATCCACCTCGATCCTGCGTCAGTTGATTGACGCTGGCACGCTGGCGAATTTGCCTGCAGGTTTCAAGGCTCGTGGTATTCGTATTCGTGATAGCGATGTGCCACTGCAGCCTGGTGAGTTTAGAGATATGGACGCACCCGGCGGGTCACTGCGCGATGCGTTGATGCCGCTGCCTTTCCAAGAACCAAGCGGCACGTTGTTGCAGTTGCTTGGCATGTTGGTGGAGGCGGGCCGTCGTTTTGCTTCTGTAGGTGATATGCAGGTCGGTGATGGTAACCAGCAGGCGCCTGTTGGCACCACGATTGCGTTACTTGAGCGCGGAACTAAGGTGATGAGCGCGATACACAAGCGCATGCACTACAGCCAAAAGGTTGAGTTCAATATTCTTGCACGAGTGATCAAAGAGTCACCGATCAAGGCATATCCGTATCAGATTGCTAGTGGTCAGCAGCAGTTGTTAGCACAGGACTTCGATGATCGTATCGACATCATTCCTGTGTCTGACCCGAATATCTTCTCCATGAGCCAGCGTGTGATGCTTGCTCAAGAGATGATGCAGATGGTTCAGTCGAACCCTCAGATCCATGGGCCTATGGGTATGTACGAAGCGTATCGACGCATGTACGAAGCGATGGGTGTGCAACAGATTGAGCAGTTACTACCACCACCTCCGCAGCCACAGCCTGTGCCGCCTGGGATAGAGAACTCAAACTTCTTGCAGATGCAGCCTGCACAAGCGTTTGCAGAACAGAGTCACGAGGCGCACATAGATGCACACATTGCGTTACTCAAAACGCCAATTGTTTCTTCTGCTCCTCCGGGTCAGCAGCAAGTTATGGCTATGATTCAGGCGCACATCTATCAGCACATTGATTTCAAGGCGCGCGAGATGGCTCAGCAAGACCCTGAGATCAAGCAGATGGAACAACAGATGCAGCAAACTCAACAGCAGATGCAGCAAGAAGCTCAGATTGATCCGATGGCTGCGCAACAGGCTCAGATGCAGATGCAGCAGATGCAACAACAGATGCAGTTGATCATGGAGGACAAGGTCGCTGAGATCACTATGCAGCTAACAGAGCAGTTGATTCCAGAGCTCGCACCGACACAACAAGATGATCCTTTGGTTAATCTGCGTGATCGTGAACTTGATATCAAAGAAGCGGACTTGCAGCGTAAGGCTGAAGAGGCTGATCGAAGAATTAATCTGGAAAGTGAGCGTATTGATAACGCTGCAGACATGGCTGATGAGCGCATGGACTTGCAGAAAGAGATTGCTGACATGAAGGACGATGTGGCTCGTGAGCGAATAGGCTTGCAACGTTCTGCACAGATGGCTAAAACTGCAGAAAATATTGCCAAAGATTTTTTCAGGCAGTAAATCAAAAGAGGGATTTACAATGAGTTCAGTAAGACAGAAGATGGCCGCAGTTCAAAAGGCCATAAACAAGGCTGAAGAAGCACTACGACTTGGTGAAAAAACACTCCCTGGGTTAAAAGAAACTTCAGAGCTTGTTGAACAAAAGGTTGAAGAAGTTGCGCAGCCAACACCAGAGAAGAAGGCGGCACCTAAAAAGAAGGCTGCTCCAAAGGCCAAAGCCAAATCAACACCAAAAGGTAAGAAGTCATGATCAAGCGTCAAACGAGTTTTCCCCAACCAAAGGTCACTGATAGCAAGGTGTCTATCAAAGATCAGGGTACGGTGAACTATGCAAAGAGCGAGTCTGTAGCTACGCCCACTTCTTCTGCCCCCTATGGCGCAGGTGAGATGCGTGGTGGTGGTGCAGCGATTCGCGGTAAGAAGTTCAGCGGAATCTTCTAATTTCTATGTTTGCACCAATGATGCAATACAGAGATGGGCGTCCTAATGACCCTGTTGAAAGGCGTCTTGTTCAACATTCAGGTAATCCCTTTTCTGGTCTGACTCCTGACGAGATTCGCAGGCGTATGGAGTACGAAAGAAACAACCGTGATCAGTTTCGGCAAACGATTATGCCTGTGCCTATGCGTGCGGTCGGCGAGACTCCTAAAGATCCCAACGTCAGACTACTAACCGACATGAGGGCACGTCCTCCCATCGGCAGTGTTAGGCCTGCAAGAAGCCTTGGCGGTGAACCCTCTCCAGCTGATCTGGCTAATATTCGGGCGGAAAATGCTGCCTACCAAGCGAAGATTGCTTCTGGCGAACTAGTTAGAGATCCCGGTCAAATGGACCAAGGGCCGCCTAGGTATGTTACTAGGGACGAGGCAATTAAGATTCAAGAAAAAGTTGATCAAGCTAGGCAAGCAGATCTTTCTATGACCCCAGAGGAAAGAAACATCAGGTCACGCTCTTTGATCAATGCTCAAGAAAGTGCTGCTCGTGACTTCATGCCTGTTAAACCTTTTTCTCCTGTTGATCAACCAGGCGGTCGTCCGATGCCTCAACCCGTGCTTACGCCTCAACCTCAACCGTTTCAACCTCAACCTGCGTCACCTCAGTTTGGTCAGGTGCAACAACAACCACAGTTCAACCAACAAGGCATGCAGCAGATGATGCAGTTTATGCAGCAAATGATGCAGATGTTCTCTATGATGAGCGGCCAAGGTGGTCAAGGCGGCTTTGGTGGTGGATTCATGAACCAAGGGCCATACGGCGGTGGATTTGGACGAGGTGGATATCAACAGTTTCAACAGCCTCAACAAAGGCCAATGCCTAGATACCCTAGGATGCAGAACAATTATTCTCAAAGCCCGTTTGGGGGTTATTAAAGATGAATGAATTTAATATTGATGCAGATATCGCCAAGCGTATTGCAGAACTTCGTAAGAGCGCTCCCAAAAGGTCAGTGACCAAACGCAAGACTACGCCTCGCAAGACTAAGCCCCGCAAGCCTACTGCGCGCAAAAAATCGGTGCCCCCCAAAGTCACACGGCCTAAGCCAGTTGCTCGTCGTAAGCCTGCAGTTCAACCTGTGCGTAAGCCAAAGCCTTCTGAATTAACGTCAGAGATTCAAAAAAGAATTCAAGAAGCTCTTGCTGATCTAAACATTGGAGGATCAAGGCAACCGAAAAGAAGGGCAGCACCCAAGCCACCACCTAAGCGCAAGACTACGCCTCGCAAGACTGTCGCAAAGAAAGTTGCGCCTAAGAAGACTGTCGCCAAGAAGAAACCCGTCAAGCCGAAGCTCCCTGAGGGGGTGAGGTCTGGAGGCAAGACTTATACGAATCCTGTTAGCGGTGACAAGATGTACCAGCCGCCTATGCCGAAGGTTGGTAAAGGCCGAATGCAGGCAATGGTAATGCCTACGCCGATTAATCTGACCACGGGCAAGCCAGAAAGGCTGATGATTTCTGAACCAACAAAGCCTAAAGCACCTGATACGCAACAGCTTTCATCAGACCCAAAGATTGCAAAGCTACAAAAGTATTTCTTGGATAGAGGTCTAGGCCTCCCACCAAGAACAGAGTCTTCTTTTGAAGAAAAAGAAGATTACAAAGAATACTTGATTGACGCAAAGAAGGATGTGAGAAGCAACTTTGGTGACCCAACTAACCCAGCGTTGGGCTACAAACCAGAAGAAGCTGCTTACTTGGCAGAAAATCAACCAAAGTATCGAGAGTTCAATGAGCGACTTAAAGAGTCGCAGAGAATGGCCAGAGAACCAAACAAGTATGCTGATAGATTCTTTAGGCCAACGTCTACTGTTGGCACTCCAGACTCATTGATTCCTAGCAACATTGTGGGCCAGTCTTTTGATCCAAGCTTTGCGGCAAGCTTTACGCCACCACCACAACCACCTGGCAGTGTTTTTGGCGGGTATGGTCAACAAGCACCGATGGCAGCGTTGGCTCCATATGCAGGTATGGCTCAGTCTCAGCCTATGCCTACGGACTTTTTCCCAAGTTATGTACCAAGGCCTGCGCCGATTATTGAAACGGTTCAAAGGCCTGAGCCTAACCGGCCAACACCTAGACCTGATGCAAGACCTGTGATGGATTCCAACATACCAGGAGCAACCCCAGGCAGAACGCCTGGAGTTGATTTTAATGTTTTTGAAAACCCAATGATGAGCAGAATGTTTCGTTAAATGGATTCAATATCTCTCGCAGCCTACATTTATAAGAAGATAGATCAGTATGAGGAGTCTCATATTGATTACATAACCTCTGGTAATATCAAGGATATGGAGGACTACAAATTTGCGATGGGTGAGTTATCGATGCTTCGCACCCTTCGTGATGAACTAAAAGAAGCGTTGCATATTGAAGGAGATCCCCTCGATGAGTGATCTATCATTAGATTCCATCGCATCAAAACCGTCCGTTACGGATGCATATGTGAGTGAACGGGTTTTAGACCCATCTGTGCTTGATTCAAGTTTGATTGAAAGAATGCCTGAACCTTCTGGCTGGAGACTTCTTGTGCTCCCGTACAAAGGCAAAGGTATGACAGACGGCGGCATACAGCTGCTTGAATCTACGGTGAGCAAGGAAAATCTTGCTACATCGATTTGTTATGTTCTGAAAGTTGGACCACTGGCTTATCGTGATCTAGATAAGTTTGGTAACGAACCTTGGTGCCAAGAAGGCGACTGGGTTCTCATTGGTCGTTATGCAGGCGCTCGATTCTCTTTGGAGGATGACCACGAGGTTCGCATCATCAATGACGATGAAGTAATCGGAACAATTCTTGATCCAGACGATATCAAATCAGCATAGGTGAAAAACAATGGCCGAAGAAACATTGAGTGAAGCTTTATCAAAGCTTGACGATGACAACATAAACAGCGCAGCACTGCCTGAAGGTAAGCGCGTAGAAGAAGAAGTTCAGGACGATGCCACTTACATAGAATTTTCTGAAGAAGAGATGGAAGACATCTCGCCTGTCACGGAAGATTCTGTGCAAGAAGAATTTGAAGCTCCTGAAATTCAGGACGAAGAAGAGCTATCTGAAGCAGAGGTAAGGGCTCGCACTGCTCAAAATCGCATCAACCAAGCGGTTAAACAGGCGAAAGACTACCAGCGCAGAGAGTTGCAGGCGCTCCAGTATGCGAAAGAACTGCAGGAGCAGAATGAGCAACTAGCTTCTCAACTGCAAAATACTCAAACGTCTACTGCAGAGCAAAATCTCAAGATGCAGGAAACGTACAGCGGTGAGTTTGCTACTCGTGTAGAGACTCAAGCTGAAGCAGCCAAAAGACACCTAAAGACTGCGTATGAGTCTGGTGACCCAGAGGCTATGGCAGAAGCTCAGCAGCTGCTTGCAAAAGCTGAAGCTGATCGCAATGCATTGGCTCAGTATCAACGTGACCTTGAACAATACAAAGCTGACTACGCCGCTTGGCTTGAGCAACAAGAAGCTGATGCTGAGTATCAAGAACAACAGATGGCTCAGCAACAACCTGCATATCAAGAACCTGTATATCAAGAACCATCACCAAAGGCCCAACAATGGGCCCAAGATAACGAATGGTTTGGTGTGGATGAGGTTATGACAGACCAAGTCATGGCCATTCATAACAGATTAGCCGCAAACCCTTCGATTGACTTGGAATCAGATGAATACTACTCTGAACTAGATCAACGTATGAGGGAAGCATTTCCTCATAAGTTCAATAACGCGAGAGACAACAACAACGTCCAAACCGTTGTCTCTGGATCGCGCACGACTGGAACTGGACGCAATCAAAACTCTCGTAGAGTTGAACTGAATCCAAGTGAACAAGCGTTAGCAAGGAAGCTTGGAGTACCGTTCAAAGAATACGCAAAACAGAAAATGAGGTTACAAAATTCATGAGCGAAGAAACAACAGTACCAGGTTCTGATAGAACCCCACGGCGTGCTTCTTCACGGTCTTCAAAGGCCGCAAGAAAACCATGGACTCCACCTCAAGTATTGGAAACTCCAGAGGCTCCTGAAGGGATGCAGTATCGTTGGGTGCGAACCCACATACGGGGTGAAGCAGATAAGACTAACGTGCACATGAGATTTCGTGAGGGGTACGAACCTGTACATCCAAGCGAAGTCGCAGGCTATGACTTGCCGGTTATCGATGATGGTAATCATGCAGGGACAGTCGGTGTCGGTGGTTTGATGCTTACCAAAATTCCAGAAGAGACTGTGGAAGAGCGAAATGCTTACTTCGCAAAACAGACCGATCAGCAGATGAATGCTGTAGATAACGATCTGATGCGCGAAGAACACCCTGCGATGCCAATCTCGAAAGAGAGAAAGACGCAGGTATCTTTTGGGCGAGGCAACAAATCAACGTAGCCTCATTTTGATTGTGTTTAACTAGGAGATTCAAAAATGGCTAATCAAGATGCCGCTTTTGGAATGCGTCCAGTTCGGATGATAGGGGGTGGCCCCTACACTGGCGGACAAAGCCGATATCGAATCGCCGCTAACTATGGAACCAGCATCTTTCAAGGAGATATGGTTGCCCAGGTTACTGGTGGTACGGTAGAGGTTCACGCTGACGGAGGCACTGTGCCTATCGTTGGCGTATTCAACGGTTGTCAATACACTGACCCCACGACAAGTGAGCAAGTGTTCAGCAACTTTTACCCTGCAAGCACTAATGCTTCGGACATCATCGCTTTCATTATCGATGATCCGAATGTTGTGTATGAAATCCAGGCTGACGATACGTTCCCAGTTGCTGACCTGTTCGGTAACTTTGACATCGTGTACACCAGTTCTGGCAGCACCGTTACAGGTATCTCTGGCGCTGAGCTAGATGTAACTACGGGTGCAACCACAGCTGGCTTGCCAATTAAGGCGATTGATATTTCTGCTGATCCAGAAAACTCAGACGTCGCCACGGCGAATACCAACGTACTTGTTGTTATTCAGAACTCAATCTACGGCCAAAAAGGCGCCGGTTTAGCATAGGAGGCTAACTAATGGCTATTTCAAGAGCACAATTAGCCAAAGAGCTAGAGCCTGGCCTCAACGCTTTATTTGGCATGGAATACGCTCGTTATGAAAACGAGCACGCCGAGATCTTTGAAACTGAAGCTTCAGACCGAGCGTTTGAAGAAGAGGTGCTGATCGTAGGCTTTGGTAACGCTCGTGATAAATCTGAGGGGCAAGGCGTTGCATACGACCAAGCTTCTGAAGGTTTTACTGCGCGTTACACGCACGAGACGGTTGCTTTGGCGTTCGCGCTAACCGAGGAAAGTGTAGAAGATAATTTGTATGACCGCCTTGGTGCGCGCTATACGAAGGCTCTCGCACGAAGCATGGCACACACTAAGCAGGTGAAGGCTGCAAACGTATTGAACAATGCGTTTTCTAGCTCTTTCACTGGCGGTGATGGCAAGTCACTTGTGGCTACCGATCACCCACTGGCTGGTGGTGGCACCTTCTCAAATCGTCCATCTGCATTTGCAGACTTGAACGAAACGTCGCTGGAGAATGCGTTGATCAGCATCTCTACTTTTGTGGATGATCGAAACATGATCTTGGCTCTGCAAGGAACCAAGCTGATTGTTCCGCCTCAACTGCAATTCGTAGCTGATCGCCTGCTAGAAACACCAGGGCGCGTCGAGACTGCGGACAACGACATCAACGCAATCAGGAACATGGGTCTGCTGCCTCAGGGCTATGCAGTCAACCACTTCTTGACTGACACTGATGCGTTCTTCGTATTGACCGACTGCCCAGATGGCTTCAAGCACTTTGAGCGCAGCCCGATTGCGACTTCTATGGAAGGTGACTTCAACACTGGTAACGTGCGTTATAAAGCCCGCGAGCGATACAGCTTTGGCTTTAGCAATCCACGCGCAGTGTTCGCTTCACAAGGCGCATAATTGTTCCACATGGAACAGTAAGAAAGGGGCACTTGTTGCCCCTTTTCTTTTTCTGCTGTATAAGTATTTTATCCCTGACAGGCGCATACCGTGCCTGACACTAGCCAAGACAGGAGATACACATGGCTAATACGACATTCAACGGCCCAGTCCGATCTGAGAATGGATTTAAGTCCATAAGCAAAGACGCAACTAGCGGCGCAATCACTGAAATCACCACTTATGGTGGCGCTCCAGTTAGCCTTTCAGACGGCAACGTAACACTAACCAACGCAACTCATAGTGGAAGGATTCTTCTTGTTCCAGACGGTGGTCAAGATAATACTTATACGCTTCCTGCTCCTGTTGCTGGATCTGTTTTCAAGTTTGTATACGCTGGCGGCGCTGCTGATGCTACGGACGCGCTTATTGTTACTCCCGGCAACACTAATTTTTATATTGGTGGTGTTACTTTCTTAGATACAGACGGCAACGAAGTTAGTTCAGTATTCTCTGATGGAAACTCCAACAGCAGCATACAGTTGAATGTGCCTGCTGGCTTTGAAGTAACTATTGTCGGCCTAAACACAACTAACTATCAGATCTTTGGAAATGTAACGAGCACTACTGCGCCTGCTTTTGCTGACCAGTAATAGGAGAGCGAGATGGCTGATACAGTCACATCACAAACAATTCAGGATGACAATCGTAAAGCCGTTCTAAAGTTTACGAACATCAGTGATGGCACTGGCGAAAGCGCAGTAACCAAGATTGATGTCAGTGCTCTTCAGGCAAACAGCAAAGGCGATTCCTGCACAGAGGTGGCGATATCAAAGATCTGGTGGCAGTGTGTTGGCATGGGCGTTCAGCTTTTGAATGACGCAACCACAGACACTTTGATCATTGCTTTGTCTCCAGACTCAAACGGTATGCATGATTACACGCCGTTTTCTGGAATACCTAATAACGCAGGATCAGGCAAGACTGGTGACGTTCAATTCACTACGATTGGTGCGAGTAGTGGCGATACATATACCGTAATCCTTGAGGTTATAAAGAGTTATTAATGGCCACTTCTGGAAGCAGAGACTTTGAACCAGATGTTGCGGAATACATCGAGGAAGCATTTGAAAGATGTGGCCTTGAGTTCCGCACTGGTTACGATGGCGTAACTGCAAGAAGATCTTTGAACCTTCTGTTTGCTGACTGGGCAAACAGAGGTTTGAATCAATGGACTGTCACCAATAGCACAACCACGCTTACCGTTGGTGCTGAGTTTATTGACTTGTCTGCAAGTACGATTGATGTATTGGACGTTGTCATTAGAAGAACCGAAGGCTCTACGACCACAGATATCACCATGGAGCAGATAGGTAGGTCTGAGTACTACAACATTCCTACCAAATCGACTCAAGCAAGGCCGACTCAGTTCTTCCTTGATAAGCAACTGACTCCCCGTCTTTACATTTGGCCAGCATCAGAAAACGCAACAGACCAGTTGATTATCAATCGCTTAGTTCGTATTGAAGATGCAGATGCTAGTGTGAACACAGTCGATGTGCCTTTTCGATTCTATCCTTGTTTGGCGGCAGGACTGGCATACTACATAGCGCTTAAAAAAGCGCCTGACAGAGTTCAAATGCTCAAAGGATTCTATGAGGAAGAGTTTGCTAGAGCGGCTGATCAAGATCAAAGCAGAGCTTCTTTGATGATATCCCCAGGTTTAAGATCTAGGATAGCGTAATGGCTTTTGCTTCTGGCAAGCACGCAATTGCCATATGCGACAGGTGTGGCTTTCAGTATAAATACCTCACACTCAAGAAAGAGTGGACAGGCTTTCGTGTTTGCCCTGAGTGTTACGAACCTAAACATCCGCAATTAGAGCCTATACATAATGTTTCTGATTCAGAGGCATTACGTTTTCCTAGGCCTAACCTCCCTCCTAATGTAATTGCCGGGGCGGGCGTTGTTAGAACGATTGACGCAAACAAAGTTATGTCTGTTACGGGTGATCCGATTGGTTCAGCGTTCAGCATTGACGGAGCCACAGGTTCTGTCGGAACAGTAACAGTGGTGACAACATGAGTTTTACATTAGCGACACTGAAATCCACAGTTCAAGATTACTGCGAAACTGCAGAGACTACGTTTGTAGATGAACTTGATACTTTCATAAAAGAAGCCGAAGAGCGCATACTGAAGAATGTAACGCTTCCCGTGTTTAGAAAAAACGTTACAGGTAACGCAACAACCGGGTTTCAATATTTAGCCACACCATCAGACTTCTTGGCTACATACAGCTTGGCTTTGATAATAGATAGCGTCTACACCTATCCATTGTTCAAGCATGTGTCATTCATAAGAGACTATACGCCAAACGCATCAACCACTGGTCCAACAAAGTATTACGCTCTGTTTGATGACAACACGTTTATCTTGGCGCCTACACCAGCTTCTGATTATTCGTTTGAACTTCATTACAAGTATCGACCTGCATCACTGACAACAACGTCTGGATCAAGCACGACTTGGCTCTCTGACAACGCGCCTGATGCTTTGCTGTATGGCACACTTGTTGAAGCAGCTACTTTCTTGAAAATACCTGAAGAGACTGCTCAGTATGAGCAACGTTTCATGATGGCTATATCTGCTCTTAAGAAACTTGGCGAAGACTATGGCTCAAGAGATGAATACCGATATGATATTGCTAGGGGGTAAGCTTGGCTTTGTTTGAGGCATCAAGTCTTGAGGTTGGCAGCGTTGTAGTTGCAACAACACAAGACAAAGGGCACGACCCAGATTTTTGGGCAAAGGTTGCTGCAGATAAGATTGTGAGTGTTGGTGGAAACTGCCATCCTTTGATTGCTCAGCAAGCAGAGGCTTTCAAGCATTCTGTAGAAGCAACTGTGGCGTTTTACATCAAAGAGGCTATCAAAAGCGATAGAACAACTTTGATTGCAGAACTAGAAAGACAGGGTCATGCTGACATGGCAAACATAATTAGGAGTCTGTAATGGCGATAACGACAGCAATGTGCACAACCTTCAAAAAAGAAATCTTGGAGGCAGT